CTCAGGAACAAATTTCTTGTCACCAAGAATTACATCCCTCTCTGCCGACGTAAAGATAGTAGAATTATCCATTTCGTTACCCCTTTCCACACGCTCTTGATATCAAGGCTTTAATTGCCCTGGTCACCTTGTTTTTTGAGTAAAAAGATTCAAGATTTTGCACAAATTTTACTTCAACTTCATAACGAGTATTCACACTCTGAACAAAAGCTTCAGCACGGTCATTGCGTTCCTTCTCCGAAGCAATGTGCTCACGAGAAACAACCCCTTCTTCAATCGGAAGGAAGACCGGCTCAACATCATTCTCATCAGCATCCCATAGATACACTCTTGGCTTATGATCAATCTGATCCGCCTTCAACCTCATCATTGAACCGGGATTAACAAGCAACCGGCCATCAACCTTTTCTACAAAAGGCATGTGATTGTGACCAGTAACTATTAAATCATAACCAACAACCCGTTTCAAAAGTTTTGCTGAGTCGGTAGCAACCAACCCATGCCAAGGCAACTCACCCTGATAGGTCATATAATGAGCAAGGAGGACATGCTTTTTGCGAATATCATCCTTGATAGGAATTGGTTCCTCTGTCCAAGGGCAACCATTCACAATAAATTTGTCAAATAACCCTCCAGAAGAGATGCCATTCTTGGTTCCAAGCACCTCAACGATAGCTGCAGCTTCTAACAACCCCAAGCTGGAATTATTTAACAGGCTTAGATTATGATTTTGCAGATCATGATTCCCGGCTACTGTCAGAAATCTCCCTTTTGGCATATTCATGATTGCCCATGCCAGAAGGTAAGGTTGATTGTACCAGGATTCAAACAGATCACCTGAATCCAGAATCGGTACATTGTATTTCCTTTGGAGATCAGAAATGAAAGTAACTTTCTTCTCCATCGCGGCAAAGAAATCATCTGTGCGGCAAATGGGAACTGCTGTTCGCAGATGCCAATCTCCAGTCAAGATTCCGTGTATGTTTTTAACTGTCATGGATTTACCACCCCCACCAGAAATCTAATTTACTCTTAGGTGTACCACTGTCAGTAAACTTAAGGACAAAGATGCATATCACCAAAGCAGCAGCCCAGATTGAAGGATAGAAAAGATCCGCCGAATCAATGTAATCATAAAATGCAGGTCCAAAGAAATACAAAATTGATATCAACACACCAATGATAGAACCAATAATAAAAAACCAACTTATCATTCGTAACATCTTAATCATCATTTCGTCCTCCTGATATATTATTGTGTTTTTGAAAAGTTTTTAACAGGATCTCTATCAAAAGGCACACCACAGAGAGGGCAAACATCAGGTAACTTTTCCTTCAGCGCAGAAACATCAGCCCTAAGAAAATTAATCTTCCTTTGAGCTGCCAAAACATTTCCGGTCAGAACAAACAAATTACCTACTTTATCAGACCTGATTTGCAGCTCTCTACTTGTTGCTGTTAAATCCTCTGTACGCCCTTTAAAGGAACATAGCACCCTTTCCCTTCTCAATGACCTATTAAGGGCTACAAGGTACTGCTCTGCGGTTTTTATAGCGGTTGCCTCAGCTTCTCTTTCTCTAATTAACTCTGTCTGGGTAACTAAGCTGTCAGCAAGTGCTTTCTGGCTCACAAATACTGCCGCCTTATCCATAACCACAACTGTTTGTGCAATATCAGTCAACAGCGAATCAATCCCCCTTGCTTCACGTTCTGCACATTTTATCTTCCCATCAAAAATCTCCAGCCTCTTTAGTCTGTCCTCAAGCTGTTCCAGATTGCTGTACTTGCCCAAACCAGCTTTCTTAATTTCAAGTTCCTTTGTATGAAAATCACACGAATCTGAAGCTTCTTTTTTCATTCTCTTAATATTCATCTGGGCGATGTCTATTACTTCAAGATCAACTGTACGATTAAGAAACCGTGCAGCCTCTCCTCCGGACATGGAAAGCATAAACGGGGAGGCCATCTGAGAAAGGAAACTGAACTCAGAAAAATTCATCGCCTCTTTCACCTCAGCTGGGACACCACCCTTTCCCAGCGCTGTAAACTTTTCTTCATTCCCCTCTGGGTCTGCAATGATGTAACAGTTCTCTTTATCCGATCTCATGCGAGTAATCTGTAATCCGGAAACGAACTCAAGCTGAACCATAGTGTCACCACCCCACCAAGATCTGAAAGCATCCCCTCCTGGCCTGTTGTTGATGCACCAGTCCATTGCCTGAAGTAATGCTGATTTCCCTGAATCCGATTGGCCCACAAAAACATTAACCCCTTCTGAGAATTCAATGTTTACTGACTTGTGTGACATAAAATTTTGTACATACAATGAAGCAAGCATCCCTGTTTCCATCATCAATACCCCATCTCTTTTGCACCATAGCAAGCAATCAGTATTGCATCTGCTTTTCCATGATCACTTTTCAACGGTAAATCCTGTAAAGGAAAAAGCTGCTTAACTCGCACAATACTCTGCCCCTTACCCTTCGACATTCCTGACATCATAATCTTCTTCCACTGCTGCGGTCGGACAAGAGTATAAGGAACTTGCATACCAACGCATATTCCACGCAGAATACCAAACCCACACATGTACCTTCCTGCTGAAGAAATTCCTTGATCTGACATCGTCTGTGCCTTTTCTATAAAAACATGAGTCAGTTTATGAGCGGCAAAGATCTGACGCAAAACTGACTCATCAATCTCCTGTGAAGTCTTTTTCCCCTTTTTGATCTTGATCACCGGCATATCATAAACTTCCATCACCAACCGCTTACGATCTGGATGATGGTGATAGAAAGAAATCGCTCCTGTGAAACCAACATCGATGCCAGCAATAAAGATATCACCTGTCTCTTCCCATCCTGATGTTCTTCGTCTTTCCATCACAACACCCCTTCCTTTATGGCTTCGAGAACGAGGAATGGAAAACGATCTTTGTCGATAAACCAATCAATACCTTCTAGGGAGAAACCAAAACCTTTAGTCCCGCTAAATCTTTCGATAGCCCAACCAAAGAAAGCGCACCAACTTGTACTGTTACTTGCTTGCACCCACAGCATCCCGAAGTCATTCCATGTGTCGAAGGTGCGGTTTTCTGGTGTAGGTATTCTTTGATGATAAAAAATGTTGTCTTTTCCATATAAATCAATATCACAGTTTTTACAAAATTTGCCTTGTCCTGGCCTCCACCTCCATTCATGCCAGCATTCCCCCAAAAACTCCGTCAGTATCTTTCTATCTTTCTCTTCCATCAGAATTTCGCCTTTCTCTTTGAAGCAACAGAATCCTCAAGATCTTCCCATTTATCAACCACCGCATCAGAAAGCAAAACCTCCTGATTATTCTCCTCGATGTAAAGTGCCAAGCCTTGAATAGTTGAAAAATACTGATCATCCCACAGATGGCCTTTACTCTTTTTCTCCTCCCCATCCTCGGTGCTTTTCTTCCCCTTCTTTGCAACAACTTTAGTTGGCTTCTTTTGCTTACCAGTATCTGTCTTCATATCAAATAAATAATTGAGGTTGGAAATTATATCATCAACACCGTAATCAAAAAGGATTTCAACATAAGCCATCCGATATGGCTTACCAAGCTTATTCTTATCCACCTTCGCTCGCACACAAACTCCTGTGGACATCCCTTTTGAAAAATACTCTTCTGCTTCAGAAAGCACGAGAACTTGCGCAGCATAAAAATCCAGAGCCTTGCCACCTGTGCGCGTCCACTTCCTTCCAAACGTCACCCCTATCTTTGCTCGTATCTGCGAAATAACAATCAACAAACAATTCTTTTCTTTGATCTTCTTTTTCAAAACACGGAAAAAGCGCGACATAGCTTTTGGCTTTTCCATCCCAAAAGTACCCTTTTCGTAAATTTCACCTTTTGCTGCAGCTTTAACCTTCTCCTTTGTTATATCTATCTCTTCCTGCCCAACCAAAGAATCAAGAGAATCTACCACATATATCAAAAATTCATCATCCTTTGTGGCATCAAGTTCTCGGGACACATTTACCAACAAATCATCAACAGTATCACTACATCTATCGACATCATCTTCCGTCAAAACTTCAAAGCCATACATTTTTTGGGTATTGAAAGACAACCCAGCTTCAGCATCATCATAAAACCAACGAAGCTTTTTACCATATTTCTGTTTCGCTCTAGCAATAAGCTCAAGAGCAAACAGGGTTTTTCCAGTTGATTTATCACCAATAAAATTTACAATCTTGCCAAAGGCAAATCCACCGCCAAGGGCAAGATCAAGTGAAGTAGAACCCGAAGTGATGAATTCTAAATCACCTCGGGGTCCTATGCTGCCAACGCTGTGCTTAATAACTTGTTCACATAATAAGACTGGGGTTTTCTTGCGTCGTTCCACAATGCACTCCTATTGGATTTCCTTCTCTTTACGCGCTAATGAACTGTGCATTGAACCATCCAGAATGAAACCAAGCTCTATTGGATCAACACGCCAACGACCACCGACTTTCACCCCGATGCCGTATTCCCTACACCACGTAATTATAGTGACGCGAGTAACCTCTGCTTTTTCCTGCGCTTCAGTCACAGTAATATACGGAGTTGCAACCCCAGCCTCATTTTCCATAACAGCCTCCCTACCCTAAATCTCGTCCTGCGCTTCTACGCAAGCCTTCCATTTTTCACAATTTTTGCATTCAGGCTTTTCATCACAGTCCACACCCCAGACATACCCTTCTGGACACTCTTCCTCGGTGCCACCTTCTTCTTTGCTACTACCTTCCTCCTTGGAAGCAACAAGAATCAGCCCACGAATCTCATCTTCATCCTTGATGCCCTTCACATCAACATCATGCTCTCTGGCATAGGTACGAAGTTCGCGCCGATCCATGTCCTCCAGCTCTTCTTCAAGATCTTCCAGCTCCTTTGCCTTTTCATTAGCCTCCTTCGCGCTGTCATCACCATGATGAGGGACATCCTTCTCCTCATCTTTTTCTTTGGTGCCATGTCCATCAATTTCGGGAATTTCATCCTCACCGAAAAGAGAGGCGGCGATCTCTTCATAAGTCGGGGCGACCATGAGAGCATCCAAGGGATAGGTGTCTTCCAGGATTTCTTCTCCATAAGCGGTTTTACGCTTGCGGAAATTGAAAGACTTGTATTCATTGAATTCAAACTTCTCTCCTGAGGCACTTGCCCTTGAAACTTCACTGGCGCGAAACTCAACAGAGAAACCATCTTCCCGATCTCCGAAGGTGACCACCTCATCCTCACCTGATTCAGCCTCATCCAGAAGTTCCTTTTCAAACAGCCAATGGCTAGCTTCGAAAAGCTGAACACCCTTCTCCTCATCATTGAGGTCAATGAGATTGTAGACAACGCGCCGACTTGCCTTTGATACTTGATTCTCATCTTCGCCTTCACGCTTCAACCGTGCTCGCTCTTCACAAGCAGGACAAGGCTTTCCGAAGGTATTCTTAAGACAGATGAAAGAATCATCCATTGATCCGATATTACGATGAACCCAAACATCCAGAACATAGTCCTCAAATCCTTTCCTCATTCCCTGAGGATGTACATCTGAGGTTACGAGATAGGGAACAATATCGATGAGATTCTTTTTCTTGGTATTCGGCTTGAAAAAAGACACCTCATCAAACTTGGAAAAGTCAATCCAAGGCTTTCCCCTGTTCCCACCTTTGTTACGATCCTTGGCGCCCTGTCTTGTTTTATCTCGCAGGGCATCCTTCCGTTCTTGTGCTGTCGGTTTCTTTGCCATTATTTTGCACTCCTCCCTCTATTCATTTTATGTTTAATACTCTTTGACGTTTCTGTAACACGGTCATTTGCCTTCGCACTCGGCTCTCTCAAATCCAGACGAGCCATATACGAACGCTCCTCATAATCAAGCAGCTTGACACGATCAAACTGAATCCTGTCCAAAGCCACCTTCAAAATATTGCAAACGAACTCAGCCTCAATCAACGCTGCTTTTACATCCTGATGCCGTTTGTCTGTTCTGTATGCAGCCTCCATAACTGCCCCTGTTGGCGCCTTGCCATCTCCCTCCATCTGTTCTTTGATGATTGTTGATCTTATCACCTTCACAGCCTGATCCTTATTTTGCACAATCTCAACTGCGGCCACCCATGCCTTACCATATTTCCAAGCAAGCTCTGGATGTCTGGCATGCTCCTCCGGAAGATCATCTGCATCAATCTTCACATCCCCATCAAAATCAAAATCAGCAAGATCAAACTCTTTCAACTTTTTTAGCATAAATTATCCCCTTTCTGATTAAAAATAAAGCAAGCTGTGCAATAATGCTCCCGGTCTTGCATAACGGATTCTTGCTACCGGCCTATCAATCCGTAATTTCTTCACCACCTAAGAGCATATTCACACAGCTTACCTCTACTTATATTATCGTTAATTTCAAAAATTCTTAATGATTAAAAATAAACCTCATG